ATGATTCTATTAAGCATTTGCGTTTCCTACCTTTTCAAATACCATGTCAATTTTATAAGTTGCCAAAACATAGATCAAAGCTAATGCGATATATTCCATTGCGCTATTCCTTTCTTTTTTGTTGTAGGGCGGTTATACCGCCCTTTGTTTTTTAGTTTTCTTGCGCTTTGATAATTTCCAGTACTTGCGCAAATTCCTCTTTGTCTTTTTTTCCGGCTTTATACGATTTGTCGCTATGCTTTATAAAAAGTACAAAATCGCATTCAGTTCCTATTGCTTTGCAACCGTGTTTGCATTCGTGGCAATGGTTTTGATAATCAGTGCTGCAGGCACAAATATGGACTCTATAACCCATTGCGGTTAATTCGTGATACATTTTGAGCAATTCCGCGCAAGTCCCATAATTAAACCCACACGGTGTATTTGACGGAACTAAATGCAAATTTTCGATATTCGCAAAAAGCGCAAGCGCAAAGTCATACTTTGTGTATGTCCAAAATTCCACATTTGGGAATTCCGTTGCAATTCGTGCCCACATTTCGGCATAGGGTTTTGAAAAGAAATCACCTGCAACGTGAATTCTTAATTGCTTTATGTTGTCCGCTTTGATTTGTGCTTTAAGCGCATTTTCAAGCCATGTTAAATAGTAGCGGGCAAGAATAAGCTTTAGCATTGCGCTATACTTTGCGGTTTCGTAACGCTGAAAATTGCCATAGTCACAATAGCAATGCGGACAATGAAACGGGCAACTTGCCCTGATACTTTCAATGTTGAGCGATTCCATTAAGTCGGCGACTTTACCGCCCTGCTTAAAATCGTTAGGGGTTAACACTTCATCGCCGTGATAAATTGACCATGAGTGGCAATTTCCAATTTTGTCATTCGTTCCGTACGGTAACAACGGCATTATCCATTTTCCAAACGGTGTTAAAATTTTGCCGTCTTGAAATTCAATGCCATATGATTTGTAAATATCCTTTTTAGTTAGCTTTGCCATTGCTTTAAATCCTTTCTTATTAATGATTTGTTAAATACTTGTTAGTTGTTAGAATCCCAAAGCAATTAAATCATCGCTCGTTATCTCATCTGTAAAACCGTTTTGTTTAAGCATTGTTTCCAGTTCGGAAAATGTAGTTCCGTAATAAGTAAATGTTGTGCCGTCCCAGTATCCCATATCGGAAACACGCACGTTTTGAATAGTTGCGTTTACTGTAGTTACTTCCCAAATTATTGTTCCTGTAGAATCCTTAAAATAAGTTGTCATGAGTAAAACCCCTATCAAAAAATAGATATTATTAAGTTAAGAATAGAATATCAAATTAAAGATATCATGTCAAGAAAAATATTCTCAAAACAAAGATAATATTCGATATCAAAATACAGTGATTATATATGTAAGAATTGCGTTAAAAATGCTAGTTTGGTAGAATAAAAGTGTGCTACATAGAGTAGAACAGTTGCATTGGATCCTACGCGCTGCACAACATGGAACGCAAAAATTTGTCTACCAAAACACGCTAAAAAGGTTATAAAGACATGGGAAGAACAAAGGTAAAGGAAAGAACGAAAAACACGCTTGCAAACGATTTAAAACCGTTACAAAACGATATAGAGACGGTTAACGATAAAGATATAAATTACTATGAAAATCGAATAGAAAGCGCAATAGAAGAATACAAGCTAGAAAATAACATAGATGATATAAAAGCATTATCCCAATTAGAGTTTAATGCATTATTAATATATATTGGGAAATCAGTATTCAGAATAAATAATAAAAATATCTTGGATTATAGAAATACTGAATTATTAGATGGATTATTAGATATCTATGTAAATATCTGTTATAGATATAAGAAATCTGTATCTATATATGGATATAGTTACTTTGTATCTATGAGTTATAGTACTTTAAATACATGGAATAATAATCAATATAGAAATACTATTTATTATGATACAGATAATAATACATATATAGATGGTACTAGCATATCACTTTATAAAGTAAATCATCCCAATGCTAACATAGTCGAAACGTCAAACAATGCGCACAATCGCCTCTGTAAAAAGATTAAAGCAATTAGAGAACACTGCCTAACAGATAAGACAGAAGATGGAAGTATTCCATCGTTAGCACTAGGAAAGATAGAGTATGGATGGATAGAGGGGAAAGACAAACAATTACAAGCGAAACTAATTGAGTCATATATAGCACCATCTAACTTACTGGATAAATACGAATAACTATACAGATATTCTGTATAATATACATGATGCATATTCGTAGTAAAGGGTATATTACTATATCTTGTGTATTGGGAAATGATATACCCCTATATGTAGTAGCATAATTAATCTATTCGCAAAACAATAATTTAGCGAATAGATGACATGAGCGGAAACGTGCCGATATAGTGTAGGATCCTGCCATACATAGTTTTTAAAACTAGGTGTAGGGGTTCCAGGAGCCGGCTGCCTGGAGCCTACTTGACCCCCCGACCACCTAAGAAAACAAAAAGGCTTTAATACTATAAGGGATACTACTACTGGTTAAATACTATAGAGAGAAATATATATTATATTTCACCTATAAAAGGTATCAAGTAATATATTCAATACTCTGTGATATATATGGTGTATGTAAGGAGATATATTATATATCACCCTAAAGAACAAAAAGGGTTTGTAGTACTTTAAAGAATATCACTAGTACAATACACAGATGTTTAAGTATATATAACATTACGGTACTCATAGATATAAATACATGGTGATACATAGATATATTATATGTCCTATATATATCAGAAACACAAATATATATATTCCATGTCCTATAGAGATACTGGTTCTATAGATTTCTACTACACAAAATATCCTATAGGGGATATAAGTAATACAGAGATATGTACCTTGAAAACTGAATAGGAGAATATGGATGAAAGAAATCATTAAAGCAATCATTCTGATCGTAGGAGATGTAATAGCATTCATCTTCATGGTTGCCCGACCGATTCTAGATGTCGGGTTGATATGGGATAGCGGAAGACCGATTGGGTACGTGTTGGCGAAGAGCGTGGTTCTGCTGATCTTGTTTCGGGTATTCGTGCTGATATGGCGAGGAATGTGGGGTGGAGACAATGCCTGATTTCGACAGAGCGCAAGTAGCCTTAGTAGCCAACAAGATATGGCAGAAGACAGGATGCCGGACAGAAGAGTCCTTCAAGGATATGTGGAATATGTCACTGGCTGCGAAGGATATAGGCGAGATATCGCTGATGCGGTTCATTGACCATCGCTTGCAGAAGGTATACCGTTCGGAGTTCAACGGCAACGAGGACTTGCTGCCGATTTACTGGAAGTCGATGCGCAATGACGCTCCGTATGACTTTGAGAAGTTCATGATATGCATGGAGCGCAACCGTCCTGAGAACGAACAGTTCTATCTTCCACGCATCAATCCTCTGCATCAGGTGGCACAGGGCATTCAGGATCTTGCGGATGACAAACTGGATGAGTTATTCATCAATCTGCCGTCACGAACTGGCAAGACTCAGATAGTCAAGTTCGCAATGGTTTGGTTCGGTAGCCGGAATCCTGAGTTATCGAATCTCTACACTGCGTACTCGGACAAGATTACATTGGCATTCTACACTGGCTTGACGGAGTTGATGACAGACCCGACTTACACCTACGCAGAGATTTTTCCGCAGAACAAGATTGTCAAGACCAAGGGTGATGACGAAATCATTGACCTGAATCGTGTCAAGACGTATCCGACCTTCACTTGCAGAAGTATCTACGGCACTTTGAATGGTGCGTGTGATTGTAACGGCTTGGGTGTTTCGGATGACTTGCTGTCCGGCATTGAAGAAGCACTGTCACCTGACCGACTTGAAACGGTGTGGGGCAAGTATGATAACAACTTCATGCAGAGGCTCAAGATGAAGTCGAAACTCATCAACATGGGTACTCGGTGGGCGATACTGGATCCTCAAGGTCGGAGAAGGACGCTGCTTGAAAATGATCCGGCATTTGCGAACAGAAGATATCGTATCATTTCGATTCCGGCATTGGATGAGAATGACGAGAGCAATTTCGACTATCCGTTCGCCGTGGGTTATTCGTCTGAGTACTACAAGCAGAGAAGGGCATCGTTTGAAGCTAACAATGACATGGCTTCGTGGCTTGCGCAAGCACAGCAAGAACCGATTGATCGCCAGGGTGCAATGTTTACCCCTGAAACGATGAAGTTCTACAACGGCGAATTGCCCTTGGATGAAGATGGCAAGACGGCAAAGCCTGACAGAGTATTCATGGCTTGTGACGAAGCGTTCGGTGGTGGTGACTTTGTTTCTGCTCCGATATGTTATCAGTACGGCAATCAGTACTTCATTCACGATGTTGTCTTCGATGATGGCGATAAATTCGTTACCCGACCTCTTGTGGCAGAAGCGATTTTGAATCACTCGGTGTCGGCAGCGCAGTTCGAAGAAACGAAAACCACTGCGGATTATCATGAGTGGGTCGATGACTATCTGCGAGAGCGGAACTATCGATGTAACATCACAACGAAAGCACCATCAACGAGAACCAGTAAGCAGATGAGGATCTTCGACAAAGCACCTGAGATCCGTGAGTTTTACTTCCGTGACACTACTTGCCGTTCACCGATGTATAACAAGTTCATGATGAACCTCTATGCGTTCAAGATGGAAGGGAAGGTCAAGCATGATGACGCTCCCGACTCGATGGCACAGCTTTGCGAGATGAAGAATGCATATGTCGGCGGCACAAGGGTTATCAATAGTCCGTTTTGAGGAGAATGCGAATGAATGCGAATGACGTTAAGAACTACAGATTTTTGGACAGGGCGATTCGTGTTGCCCGAAGACGATGTGATGACCTTCGTGATATGCCAGTGATGTCGGACAAGGTGTATGGTTCGAATCCTGAGTTTCCGTATGAGAGCAAGGGATTCAATGTATCCGGCTCGGATATGTCCTATGCGGAGATACATAAGGCTCAGTACGAAGCTGCCCTGGAAGAACTGCAACGTCTGCAAGAACTGAAGCATGAGATAGAGGATGTGGCGATGTCATTGGTGGATGTTCAAGACAAAGCCATCTTCGAAGGAATCATGAATGGGCAGAGTCAGACGCAGATTGCGATCACTTTATGCATCGATCAATCGTATGTTTCTAAAAAGTTTAGGAAAATTTTAGAAAAATTTTAGAAATTGGCATAAAATTCATAAAATTCATAAATCCGCATGTTACTATTACCGTGGATGATTGCAAGACAGTGATTCCATTTTCCTTTTTCCTTTCTGAACAACAGGGGTATCGATAGGTACTCCTGTTTTATTTTGCGAACATACAAGGCGGTGAAAGCATGGCAACTGACTCGACTCAGAGGAAAACTGAATATGTGATTCCTCGCACGTTGCGTGGTCGAATCCGCATTTACACGGATGAGTGGTACATCGATGAAACGAATGTGATCGAAGTACTGCAAAAGACCTTGGTGTGGCATGAGATAAACGCAAACGATATGCGTTTCCTTCTCGACTACGAAAAAGGTTTTCAGCCGTTACCTCGCAAGAAGGTGGTTCGGAAGGACATCGACATCCGTGTTGTGGATAACATTGCCAACCAAGTGACCGTGTTCAAACAGGGATACATTTGGGGCAACCCCATTCTGTACATTCAGCGTGGCAACAAGGACATGGACGCTTCGGACGAGGAAACCAATACTCAACAGGATCTTGGCATCACCATGCTCAACGAGATGAACGAGATTGAGTATGCGCAAGCAAAAGACCAGGAACTGGCTCGGTTCGTTGAAATCTGCGGTATCGGGCATCAAATGATCGATGTCAGAAGCAAGTTTGACGGTATTTCGGCATTCGACCTGATGACTCTGAATCCGTTGTTCACATACTGCATTTACAGAAACTCTGCGAAACAGGAGAAACTCGCCGGAGTCACCTATCACTGGACAGAATACGGCGATAGATACTTCTCCGTGTTCACCAATGACAGACGGTTCGAAATCAAAAATGAAACCGAATTTGTCGATGATACTGGTGTCAAGCATCCGGCGAAATGGACGATAGTTCGTGACGAGAAAAACAACCGTCCGTACTGGGTAAATCCGTTCAAGACCGTTCCGATTGTCGAGTTCAATCGTGCTGCTGACAGGACAGGGTGCTTTGAACGTCAGATTTCCGACATGGACGCACTCAACGCAGAAGTTTCTGACTTTGCAAACTCTGTTGCTCAGACCACACAGGAAATTTGGTGGGGCAATGATTTCGACTTCCCTGTTGACGAGGATGGAAAACCGACACCGCCAGTAAGCGGTCAATGGCTGCTTACCACAACGAAGAACAACGGTAAGCCAAGCGTTCAGGCACTGCACTCGCAGTTGGAACTGGAAGGTGTTCAACAGAACATCCAAAACAAGCGTGACCTGATTCTTCAGAAATGCTACGTTCCGCTTCAGAGTGACCCTGGCGGTGGTTCTACTGGTTCTGCGATGTCACTGTCTAGTGGATGGGCAGCTGCCGAAGCAGCGGCTGCGATGGAAGAGCAAATGCTTTTCCGTGGAAAGATGGAACTGGTTCAGCTTGAAATCATGGCGATCAATATCATCACTGGAATCAATGCTGATAGTCCTCTGCTGACGCTGAAACCGTCAGACGTAAAACCGCAGTTCACTCGGAACAAGACATATGACCTTGTGTCGAAAGTCAATGCGATGGTGACGATGATTAAGTCCGGCATTCACGGACGAGTCGCAATGGAAACCGTCAATCTGTTTCCTGATGTCGCACAGGCATGGGCAGATTCGAAAGAGGTTGTTGAGAAATATCAGACCGCAATCATCAATCGTGCTGAGAACACTTACGTTTCCGCTTACACGAAGCGTGAAGACGCAGAAGCATCAACAGGCGAGGTTGAAAAAGCCGGATCTGACGAAACAGATCAAATCGTCAATAGTCCGATTATCAACACTTATCCTGGCGGTCAGAAGACCACAATGATGCGGAACGAATCGAGAAGAGGAAGTGATGTCTGATGACGGTCATGACCTTCGATGAGTTGAATCAGCTTGTTCCGAAACAGAACATCCCGATGGAACAATACTTCGGAGAGATGGGGTTGACGAACGAACAGGAACGCAAACGGCTCGACCTTGCAGAAAGGCTTGAAGAAGAGTTTATCGATATTCTAGCTTGGGTGTTTTACACTGCGCAGAACAGAGCCGTGAGCGAATCTGTCGTGGAAGAGCGGTTCAGAGAAGCGTTACTCAATTCCACGGATGAAGAAGTGATGAATCTCAGCCGGACAGAGGAAATCATCGATACCGTAGCGAAGGAAGTTGCCAAAACTACGGTAGACAGACGGAATACTCCGTTTTTCCTCAGTGAAGAAAGAGCATATCTCTTGGCTGAAGACAATGCGAATACGCTGTTCAATTACTACGATTTCGAACAGGCATTGTCGCAGAACAAGAGCATGAAGCAATGGCTCACCATATTGGACGGAAGAGAACGGCAAACGCACAATCTTGCAGACGGCATGATAGCCGTAGTCGAACAGCCTTTTGAAGTTGGCGATTCACTCCTGATGTTCCCGAAGGACACTTCGTTGGGTGCG